CCCCTCGAATTTTTGGAACTAATTTTTTTTCAGGTAGTCAGCAATCTTCCTTGGTCCTACTTGGTCTTAGTGTTATCTTAGTGTGTCCTTTTTAGCTCCCCTCTCCTATAGTGCAACCTAATAAGCGTCACTTATAAAACCTTGGGTGGATACATTAGAATTTCTTATCTGTTGAGGAGACATTCCCATAGCAGATTGAGAGATCGTGTTGTTCATAAGAGAGTTCCAGTTATCTGTGTGAATGGAAAGGAGTTCATCTTTTCTTTTAGATATATTTAGGTCTTCATTTTGAGCCATGTAGTCAGTCCAGTAAGCAACTGCCCCTGCTAGGGAGTCAACGAGGTCATCATGTACAAGGGAACCTTTGTGTCTGGATATACGAGATAGTTGATAGATGAGTTGAAGCTTTAATCTTCTTTCTGGAGTTTCTTGAGGATTGGATCTGAAGTCTTTTTCAATAACTTTCTGGTCAATTATTAGGCGGTGAGAGTTCATTACAGGTTCTAGGGTGTCAATTATTCTTAATTCTTTGGTCTTATTGTTCCTAACGTCTTCTAATTGGCAGGGATGGAACCGCATGAGGAAGGGTTTTAGAAGTTCAGCGAACATACCACCACCAAAGTTTTGTTCTACAAGTATGGTATTAATCTTATTCTCTCTAGCAATCTTACTAATCTTCTCCAGAACAGCGTCAGAATAGCCCCCAGACAGCCCTAAACACTCTGTGACGTATAAATTACCATTAAGCATCTTTACACAGCTTATAGCGGTCTGATCTTTACCCTTACCAGAAGGGTCAACGAACATAACGGAGCCTGTATATTCTATGAAGTCTCCGAATTGTTGAGCAGGTCGGTAGAACCTGTCACCATTGAAGCCTACACATTGCAGATCTGTGATTACATATTCGGGAGAATTAGACCAAATTACTTTTTCTGGAGCAAATTCTTTGTTTATTGGCATTATCACAAGGTCATTTATCTTTAATGGGTAACGATCTTGATCTGAAAGGGTTGTATCTAGCTGGAATTGCAGGTTAAAGCCACTACGACCATAGGAAGCTTCTCTTTCCATAAGATCCTGTGCGGAGAACCTAATCGGATCTACAGGGTCTTTTGGTTGGGCTATACCATCTGTTAATTCCTTAAGAATTTTAGGGGCAAGTCTATCTCCGTAGTTGTTTTTTAGTTCTGGGTAACGTGCAGTCCATATTCTTGTTTCATATCCTCTTTCTTCTAGTGTTAGGTACACCGAGTTTTCTACTTGTGGTGTACCTAGAAAAGTAATCCGACCATTAGGTTTTAAGATCGCTTCAAATTCTTTTACAGCTTCACTAAGTTTGTCTCTCATGGGTTGAGTGAAAGAATTATTAGGAACTTCTACGTCATCTGCAATTACCTCATCTGCCCTAGCTCCTGACATCTGCCCTAGAACCCCTCTGGAAGAGCAAGAAGGGGCATGGTCAGCTTGTGCTGGTCTTACATCAAAACTTACTTTACTGTTTCTCTGATCGTCACTAGGGATCAATCCAGCAAGTATAGGCATCTCGTTTATAAGACGCATAGTAAAGGTCGTAAAGTTATCGGCTCTGTCTTTACTGGCAGATACCACAAGGAACTTTAGTTGTGGGTTCATACGAAGTCGCCACACCACGTAAGTAGAAGTAATCCAACTCTTACCTACACCACGAAACCCTTGAATGATCTTACGTCTAGCACCATATTGTAGATATTCAGCTATATCTAACTGAACAGGAGTAGGGTCAGGTAGGTTTAGATGTCTCCAAGTAACGATTAAGAAATATCTAAAGTCTTGTAGTTTTTTAGGTAAAGGTTGCAATTATAAATCAGCTACAGGTACAGCATCTAGGTCTGGTAAGTTCTCCATCAGTTCTTGCATAGGGTTTTTTTCTACAGGTAAGCACTCAACACCATTATCTTTTAGAAATTGTCTCGCTACGTTTAGATCACCTGCCTTTGCTTCGCCACTTGTAATCTTATCTGTCAGTTCTTTAGCTAGAAGTAGGTGTAACTTTTCTAGGATCTTAAAATTCTTATCCATAAAAACTACGTTTTAGATTAATATAATCATTTTTTAGTTCTATTGCCAAACAAAACATACTTAAGTTTACCTATAAGACCTGATTTCTTTTGATTTTTGTAGTGTTGTAACCTACGTTCTAGTCTATAAAGTTCAGTTTCGGTTTCTGAAATACGAACAAGAGCAGCTATTAATAACATATCTTGTAGTCTCACTTGTTTTACAAGGTCACAACAATAGTCTTTGATAACAAGATTAGGTAATTCTTTTACCTCTCTGCATTTTATTTCTATTTCAAGCTCTACTTCGGGAGGAGGATTACCAATAAGAATATCAAAAAATTCTTTATGGTTCATATTAGTTTAGCTTTGGGAAAAGTTGCTGCTCCAACATATCTACAGCCTTGTCATCCAATGTATTTGAAGTCTGCTTACAAATTGCTCTAAGCAAGTCCACCACTAACCTCTTCACAGCAGTCGTAGTGAAGAACTTTAGTAATACTGGTTTTAGTATTTTTAGCATAGTTTTGTGTGTTACTTCCCAAACATAGCTAACTTGCTAGTATTAGACAAGAGTTTTACGTTTTTATGGCAGAACAACCAAAAGAAAATAAAAAAGGAGTCTGGTTTAAATTACAAGAAGCAGTACCAGATCGAGAGGAACAATTTGAATTTGTTTCTTTAGCTGTCAGATTAACGCTACTGCTTTGGGCTACTGCGATGTTGTCATTATCGTACTTAGATCTGTCAAAACTAGGAATACCACAACAAAAAATTGACCCAACATTTATAGCTTCGGTATTTGTAGGATTAGCTTCTAGCTTTGGGGCATCTATAACACAGAAAGGTAAAGAGAATGGTAATGGTAAAAATGGTAAAAGTGTAAAGGCTGAGTTGCAAGAAGTGTTAGGTAATACACAGTTAGTTAGAATAGATACACCTATAAGATTAATAGTAGATCCTAAACAGGAGAAAAAATGAAGAAACTATTATTAATAGCTTTGTTTATAGCTGCACCTTGTTATGCCAATGGAACTCCTACTTGGACTACTGGCTCATCTAATAGAACTGAAAATACTACTCAGACCATAACTCGTAGCATAGTGACAGAGAAATATGGATCTGCTTTAAATACTTGGGAAGCATCTAACATTGCTGTTACAAGTGCTAATAGTGGTGGTATAGCTCATGCAGATGCAATCTTTACTCCTAAATCCGATACTGCTGATTGGTCATTATCTTTAACTACTAGAGCAGCCAGTCAAATGACTGAAAAGATTACACAAACAGATGCGATTTCAACTACAAGCGTTATCACTAGCTTGTCTGTGTTTAGTCAGTAATTCGGTAAAAGCCGAAGGCGATACAAACGTACAGGCTCAACCAAATGCGATTGGTAATTCAAGTATTATCAACCAGAATATGAATGTTAATAATGGAATGACAGGTAAGTTGCAGTTTGGAAATCTAGTATGTAGTCAACCAACAATGGCATTTACACCTTTCTATACAGGTAATGATGCGGAGAATCCTAGTAGCGAAACTTATAGTATTAATGAAGGATGGGGATTTCAGATGAGTTTTATGGTTCCTTTAGGAACTAATAACGAAACGTGTTCGGAGTTAGCCAAAGTAAAGCTAGACTTAGCCATAGAAGAATTAGACAAGCAAGTGCATGATAAGCAATTAGTGAGAGTTTTAAAGTGTTCACAACTTCACTCATCAGGTTATATGATTAATCCTAAATCGAAATATGCTTATATCTGCAATGACGTAATAAATATTAGAAGTTATGTAAAAGCTAATCCTTCTTTGTTTGAAAATCCTTCACCTCTTTCTTCAGAACCTTAGTAAATATTTTTTTAGATGTTTTCTTTATAAAAGCTAATACAGATTGCATGGCGATACCACCTGCCACGCTTACTACTGACGCAGTACCAGCAGCGATCACAGAGGAAGCAATTACTTCAGGCGATGGAATTGGCATCTCCCCAAAAAAAGGTATATTAAAAGTACCTACAGTTTCTAATGAAGTATTTTCTAAGTTTTGTGGGAGGTTCGTTGGTATCACTTCTTGCTTTATACCTGTTACTTCCTCGCCTTGCTCCTTTTCTTTTGAAGAAGTATCTGCCTTCTCTTCTGCCAAACCCGATTGAACTTGTTCCAGACTCGGTAAAAGAACTGGGTCTAGATAAGGTACTTCCGCTACAGGTGGATAAAAAATTGTTTTAGGTGGATTGAGTATATAGTTTGTATCTGGTAAGGTTGGATAAATTATTTCGTCCATATTATGAGAGAAGCTTTTGCTAAAGCCTTAGTGCCTGTCACCATAATAACCTTCGCAGGGATCTGTGCATTAGCACCTCTTTACGTCACAATGTCTATGATGACAAGGCAAATGGAAAAAACTAACTAGCAGTATCCTCCTGTCTATCTTTTAAGATTGCCTGTATTTCAGTAAACCTAGTTTTACATTGGTTCATAACATCTTGTGCTTGGTTATGCTTAGTGACCACTTCCTGTAGTTCAGCTTGCAGTTCTTCGGTTGTAGGTTTTGGCATTATGTTGATGACTTATCTGCAATAAGTTTAGCCTTCCAAAAAGCTTTTACAT